CCTGCCATGCTGATATAGCTCTATGTGTAGATCCGGTAACTTTCTGTTCCATAATATCAGCCATGGTTTTACCGGCACCTGATTGCTCATCGTATTTTTTAATAATCTCTCTGATAACAGGAATCTGTCCACGTAAAGCTGCCACAGCTTTTGCACCTCTTACTTGGAATATTCTGAATATCTCCCCTACTCCCATACCTTTTTTCTCCATAGCTTCGAGCAGTGCAGTGTAGTTGGATATCTCTCCAGAGGCTTTAGTTACAAGGTCTTTAGGTATACCAAACCTCTGAAATTCCTCGATGGCTTCTCGTGTAGGCTTAATCAAATTCCTGATAGAGTTCATAAGAAGGGTACCTGACGCACTTCCCATAATATTCTTATCAGATAAAGCCCCTACAAGTGCCGTCATCTCCTCGAATTGCATCCCTGCTGCATGTCCTAAAGGTCCAAAGTTTTTCATAGCTGAGTTAAGGTCGCTCATATTTGATGCGGTATTCGCAGCAGTTACTGCATACACGTCTACGATCCTGCTGGCATGTTCAGTACCCATACCGAAGGTCTTTAATGTACCTGTTAGTATCCCTGATGCAGTAGCCATCTCCAAGTCCCCAGCAGTAGCCATGGTTAGAACCTGAGGGATAAGTTCAAGTATCTGAGCTGTTTTATACCCTCTTACCCCCAACATCTCCATACCTTGAGCTGCTTGAACTGCGGAGAATCTTGTAGCTAAGCCTTGAGCTTTTGCCTCTTTACGGAGAGATGTCATCTGACCTGCTGTAGATTGAGTAACTGCCTCAACCTTATTCATAATGGTTTCAAACTCAAACGAGGATTTTATAGCACCTTTAAGTCCCATAGTAAGCATAGTGGCCGCAAAGCCGGTACGTAAGTTTGCCAACTTACTCGACATCTTACCTAATCGATTTCCCAGCCCGTCTATACCTCTACCTGCCGTTTTTGTGGTTTTGTTGAAAGTATTGGTGACCCTCTGCATGGCCTTTATTCTTGCCGAATACAGGTCAATGATCTCGTATACGAATTCTGCACTATATGCTGGCATCTTTATTAAGCCTTACTCATAGACGCCTTAACCTTTTTCTGGTGTTTACATATAGCGTCATAGATCATAGATATTTCTATTAAGTTCTTCTGCATTATACTGTCGTAACTTATATTACAATCACTACTCGATACAGTCACAGCCACTTTGGTCCAGGCTACTTGCGAGTATTCGAGGTAAGGCCAAAAAAACAGCAATACCTGATTGCTGCCTCCAACCTATCTACTTCCTGTATATGCTGGTTCCACACCGTTATTGACAAGGGTTCAAACTCGCCTTCTACCATATCTTTATTACATAACCCGCATCGTTTGGTGTTCAGGATCATAGCTCCGAAGTCTTCGGTCATCTGGTAAAGATCTACTCCTGTACACAAGTTCACCATCTGCTTGAAAGCATCTACTAAATCCTCAATCTCCTTGAGCCTATCTTCCCGGCTAACAGGAGCGTCATCTGCGAACTTTTCATGGATAGCCTCGGTTTCACTACCTGCGGTTAATTCGGCCTTGGCGTTTTCCCGATCCTCTATAATCTGACGTAGTTCATCCCCACCGAAACTATCAAGTACCTTCTGACCTTCGGTAGATATTTGTGTGAAGTATTTACGCATTTTAAACGTGTACTTCGCCATGGTGGGCAACGGGTGCTTAAAGGTTAGTGTGTCCACCTTTATAAAGTTTCCCTTACAAGATATTTCCATCTCAGGGATACTCATGGTCATAGATTCGTCAAGGATCATCTCTTTTACCTCTTTCGTTTAGTTAGTATTAGTCAGGAAAACGGGTTATCTTATTATTACGACGCTACACGATCACCTTGCATCTCAATCTCGATAACTGTGTCTGCACCGGCATTAAAATCAGGCTCATTTGTGACACTCATACCTTTAAACGCCAAAGAGAAATCCTTACCTCCAGCTGTTCCGGCCTGGAGAGCTTCTAAGGTATTTCCAGCTACTTGACCCTTCCAGATACGTATCCTTGCGATATTATCTACAGTAGGGTACATACTGAACTTAGCCTTACCTATCATGGTCTCGGCGTTTTCTGAGTGTACGGATGTTGCGTTACCTCCGCCAGTAGATGCGGCACGAACATTAACCTCACCGTCGCCAGCATTAAACGTGAAGGTATTAGGAACAATGGCTATAACGTCATTGTTGACTTTGATTGTTGGCACTGATAATGTCTTGTCAGCCATTTATAATCTCCTTTAAAGGTAAATCTTTATACTGTTACAGCTCAAATGTCAACTGCAAGGTAGAGTTAATTGTTTCGAGCTGAGTTACTATAGGTAGTACACTGTTTATTGTTGCTTTTCGGTTAGCAAGATCGATAACCACTGTAAGACTATCCTCTACCAAAGCATCTGCAACACTCCCATCACGAATAAGGGTGTTATCCTTAAGTACTTGGAGCAGCCTTTTAAATACAGCCTTAAGGGATGCCTCATTCTCCATGGACCTTCCAGCGATCAGATTACCATCAGTAAGTCTTGACTGGGCAAAGATCGATTTAAAGTTCACAAAGAAGAACTCCCTACAAACACTTGACGTGTCTACATAATTCAAATAACTAAAACTAATATCAGGATTACCTGCCGGGTCAGTTTTATATGTCGTAACCATCGCCCCTGTTATGGTTTCGGTAATAGGTTTATTTGGACCTATAACCGTGTACCCTGCTGCGTTAAGCTCTACCTGCTCTGAACTATCGAACAGGTTCACAGATCCGGTGACAGGTACGCTCGCTATGGGTGTATTGAAATATGGTAACGAAGCTAGGGCTTGACCTCCGAACTGATCGTTGGAAGCGTTGGCCGTTACTACTGATGCTATAGATGCGTTATCGGTGAGTCTACGGGCACGAATACCCATAAACGTGGCTGTTGTCCAGTCTACCGGGTGTACTACTTCTGGCCCTATCTTGGTAGAGCTACCTACAGTTATAGCATTACCTGCTATAACTAAAGAAGGACTATTATGTAGGTTAGCTAAAGCTTTTTCCAACGTCAAAGTGTTAGAATCACCCATAAACGCTACACCATCAAGTATATCATTCGACACATTAAATCTAGCATCAAGAAAGTCTGTAACCTCATCTACATCACCACTTAAATCTGAAGGCCATAGAATACCCTGATACCTTACAGTCTCACCTAATAGGTCCGTTATAGTGTCAAGATTGATAGGTGGGCCAGCACCGGTGACACCTGAAGTTATAACAGCATCTATTGCTGAAGGTACACCTGTTATCTCTATACCGTAATCATTACCTATGGTACCTAAATCTGTGGCTGTAACGGTGATTACATGCTCGTTTGGTGTCGTTCCTGCCGCCAATGTGAACGGGGCCGTTGTGGAGGCATATGCGGCCACTATAGCTGCTGCAACCTCTGAAGATGTATCCCCTACGGCAACCGAGATAGTTTTATTATACAATTCAGATGATAGGATACTTATCTCTATATCGGACGCCACCGCTGCTGTAGCGGCCTCCGTTGCCCCTAATGTTATCACTTTAGTTGCGGCAGTGGCAGCAGCCCCATCTAGTAGTGTTATCATATCGAGCTTAGCACCGTAATCATTACCGGTACGGTTAGCATCTAACCACTGCTGAACCATAATACGGGCATATGATCCTGCCCCTAAAAGAGAGTCAAGCTGGGTTTTAGTTAGGTCCGGAATGTCCTGCACCAATGTATGGGCCGTAGCACCTGGTGTCTGACAGATTATCAGGTTCCTACGGTCACCGATATTTAGTACATTATTGGCTGAAGCCAACGATATGTTTACATTTGGTTTAGATATCATAAGTTATCCCTTCTTAATTCGTTTCTTTATACCTAGCAATGCAATTATCCACTTCAGCATCCCTTAACCTGCGTCTCCAATATCGATCTTTAGGGGACTTAGATTTTCTATCACATGACAAGGTAATGATCTGTCCGGCCTTATATCCTCCTATACTAGCTGATAATTTAAACTTTAGCAAGACATTTCTTTTGGTTTTCTTCACTTTTTTAGGGTCTGTCTTAGCCGATACATCAAACTTTTTGCCGAAACTACCTCTATTATCGTCTTTTTTAACTATCTTCTTAGCCATTTTAAATCTCCAAATCGGCGTCAACTACAACCAGATCGCCTTCATTATTAAACATTTTAGCATTTAGTATTATATTTCTGAAGGATACATTACGCCTATACTGATCGCCCTGATCCATAGTTATCTCATAAGGTATTTCATAATCGAAGTTATGCAATAAATTGTCTTGGTTCCAGAACTCTGAACTGTTGTGTACCTCTACAGCTGCATATTGTTGGGATATATCTTGAATATCGAATACTGTACCGTACATGGAGTGCCGTATAGCAGGTTTAATCTCCTCATGTATTTGCTGTACCTTCGTACCTGCTAATTGCTCTGTTTTCGTACACGCTACAGTTTTAAGCGTGACTTGGGGTATATACTTCAACCTCACAGAGTTCTGAGAATTGGCCGTAATTGCTGCATCATTTTGAGTATTACGGTCCTTACTAA